TTTTTTAGCAGCCGCTTTTCCTGCTTTTGTGTATGCGTACTTCTTACCATTTACCATTGGCATTTGATTTCTCCTATCACCACTTAGTTTTATCAGCCCAAAAAGCTGCACTCATCTTACCCTTTGAAATGTTCTTAGCGTGTCTTGCTTTGAATGATGCACGTTTCTTCTTCATCCTTTCTGACTCACCAGCTTTAGGCTTACCAGCAGTCTTAGCACCCTGTTCTCCAAACCGAATGGTCTTGATTTTGTCACCCTCCTTGGCAACTACAACATGGGATTTCTTAGGGTGATTAGGAGTACGCTTTGGTTTGTTGTAACCTGATACCCCTGCACGTTCTAGTCTTGGGTCTTTCTTCATTTAGTTAAGCCCTTCTGTTTTTCGTATGTTCTTAAACCACCCAGCCCAAGCATACCCAACAGGATAGTCATGAGACTGCTCATATCAAACTCTGGCAGGTTTTCTATTGGTGCCCCATACATAGCAGCAATAAATACAATAAACGGCTGTATGACGAAATGGTAGCCCATAGAGACACTACATATCCAACCAACAGAAGGTCGCCAACCACTAACAAATAGTGACTGGCTTTTGGCTTCTTCTTTGTTTACGTCAACCTGGGCTAGTGAGATCTCATGTGCTTGTTTCTCTGCAAGTGTTGCTATCTCATGTGCCAGTTTGTTTCTCTGATCCTTGTCTTCTATAAACTTATCAAGAATACTAGAAACAGGGCCAACAAGTGATCCAATTAGATTTAGCATTGGTTATTCTTGCCCTTTATTTAGCTCATTTGTAGAATATACACCAGCAGAAATTAACCAAGATTTTAGAGAGTTAATAGCTTGCTCTTCATTAACTGAACGAGTAAATTCTTCAGAGAACTTCTTAAACTCTGCTGGATTAAGTATCATCTCTTCTAAAGCTTGTGTTGATTTAACTCTTGGCATTTTGCTTAAAATATTAGTTGCAGCTTTTCTGCCCCAACCAGCAGCAATCAAAGGACTTGCTCCAACTTGTGCGCCAAGACGAGCACCAATGTACTGTCCAACTGCCATAGAAATTAAATCTTCTTGCGCTGATGTTTTAGATGCTGGTACCCTAGTACGAATAAAAAAGCTATCTAAGCTATCTGATAGCCTAGAGATTTCATCTAATTCTTTTCTTGAGAATACCTCTTTATAAGCATTTTTGTTTTGGCTAAGTTGGTTCCTAAAAGATTGCTTAAGAACTTTTTGTCCAGCCACAGTCTCACTGGTAATTTTTGACAATAGGTTGTCAATTACGTCTCTTTTTAAGCCTTTTATGGCCATGCCATCTGGATCTCTGTTTGCCATTTTAACAAGGTATCTAAAAGACTTTTGCTTATCTTTTGAGGACAGCGCATTGTTAACAGCCGATATAGGATCATCAAAATCAGAATATATTTTGCTTCTGCTTTTCTCTATTGCTCTTAGTTTAACTTCTCCTCTTTTCTGCATATCAGCAGCAACACTTTGTGCATTTTTAGCATTAGTAAGTTTTTCTTTTAAATTTGGAAACCTGTTTAACATATTTTCGTATTTAGAAATAAACCTAGCTGCTGCATTTACACTAACTGTTCCGTCTTGATTAGTTACAGTTTTAAAAAACGAAGCCGTAATCATGTCTTCTGAGGCTTTGTTAAGGTCTATATTTAATTCCTTTGTAATCTTAATTACATCATCCGCAATAGGCCCGCCAACCCCTCCTGAACGAATAAAGGCAGCACCAAGTTCTTCTTCTGAAAGTTTGTTAATAGGTTTTCCTAGTGGGCCTTGTGTAAACAGTTCATGCTTTCTTTTTGAGATTGCGGTTGCTTGCTTGTACGCAACGCCACCATCAACAGACTCAAGTTTCTTTATGATTTGAGATTGAATATCATCTAATACTCTTGTCACTGGATCCTTTGTTACAAATTCCCTTTTCTTTGAAAGAACAATGCTTCTTAGTGAAGCAAGTTCTCTTGGTGTAACTTTTTTATCAAGCTTTCGCAGTAAACTTAGTTCATTTTTAATTTTTCTGGTTGCATTCGTTGCTTCAGTTTTGCTGTACTTTTCATTAAATAAACTTTTCAAACTCTTTTTTAAGTCAACAGTGCTTACAGTAAAGTCTTTTGGTACCTTGCTCCAAGCTTGGCTCTCTAGTGCTTCAATTTTTGTTCTTGCATTATTAATCTCTTTTGAAAAAGCAATGCTTGCATCAGGAACTTCCAAAGGGGTGCCAAGCGTTTCAAACTTTGATCTTGCATCTTTAATGCCGCTTTGCACAATATTGTTTACACTATTATTTGACTCTCTTACTTTAGACTGCAAGTGCCTTCTAAAGACAGAATCACCAGGTTTTTGAGCAACATTTTTAAACTCTTCAATTAAAGTGTTGTTTACAAGGTTATCAGATTCCCTTAAGGCTACTTTAAAAGTGTCTTGCGAAGCATTAATTAACTCGTTTTCTAGTCCTGCTATACCAACATCGTCTGTCATTTGAGACAGCGTTCCTTGTTTACCTGCTTTTAAGCTTGCATTCAAATTTTTAATTGCAAGGTCTGGATTAGAAGCATGTGTTTTAATAATATTAACAGCCCTTTTCTTTGCAGCTTGATTGCTAAATACTTCTTTTATGGCAGTACTACTAAATTTTGCAGCATCATAGGGCAACTTAACAGCAGAACCCCTTGTTGCAGCAAAAAATCCACCAACTAACTCTGCCAACGGATCTCCATCAGAAACATACGATCCAGCAGCACCACCCGCCGCAAACAAGCCACTTGTGATTGTTTCTTGTTTTAGAAACTTTGTAGGATCAGCGGCAGCAGTCTCAAGATAAGTCCTTCTAGGAACCTTTGTACCAACGGGCATTTTAGCCGTTGTAGTTGCAACTTTTTTTGGAAGCTGAGCGGCTATTTTTTGTACAATAGTTGTTGGTGTAAATCCACCACCAAGAAACTCACTACCAATACGAACAGCACTACGGCCCGCCCCTTCTTCCATAAATCCACCTTCCGTTGCCTCTTTAATTATTGGCAGATCAGTAAACATAGATGCCCTAGCATCAGAACCAAACAAACCAGAAAAAGCATTAAAAAGCATTGGCGGAATGTTTAACAAAGCAACTGATCCCCTGTTTATTCCCGCCATTCCCTCAAGGATTGTTTCTTTTTCTGGAACAGCACTTTTAGGTATAGGTAAAGGGAGAGGCACGCCAACAACGGGATCAGAAAACTCATCAACGAGCGTATCAAAAACACTTTTTGTTTGATCTGCTTCACGCAAGCCTCTTAGATGTTTTGCCAAGACCTTAGCATCTTCTGTTTCTCCAGCTGCATCAGCAGCAAGAAGTGCTTTTTCTACTTGATATATAGTAGCCAAAACTAAATCCTCATTATTCCGGGTATTTGTTTACAATAGCGTCAACTTTACTAGCTTCTTTAGCAGCAATACTATCAGGATTTAAAGTTACAACATTTAATTTGTCTCTGAGTTTATAGGCAATACTGTTTTTCTTTAGAAGTCCATTTTTGTTTGAAGAAAGATCTGAAAATTCGCTTGTCGTAAGTGTGCTATTCAAAAAACCATTAAGCTCGGCAATTGCTCTTTCTTCTCCAAAAGCTTTCCTGAGTGATTTATAAAGACCATCAGCATACTCATTAGCAAAGAAAGACTTCCAAACACGTGGATCGTCTCCTTCTGAAGGAAAAGCAGCTTCTATTTTTTCAACCTCTTGTATGGTATCTGAGCCACCAAGCCTTTCCATTGAATTAAGTGTATGATCTATCGTAAAACTTCTAATAGTTTGCAATGTACTAGATCCTTTTCCTCCAAAAAGCTCTGTTGTAATTCTTTTTACTGATGCGGGACTAAAAAATGGCCCAGTCATATCTTCAAAACTTGGGTCATTAAGAATATTTTTTAGTTGGGTTGCTCCTGAAGAAAGTGTACTATATTCAAGATCCATATCCTGCCTTTTTTCGGTTGCACTGTCATATGCAGTAACACTATACGGCAAAATACTTCCTTTTGGTTTTTCTATGGCATTACCACTTTGATCAAACCATTTTTTATCAGTTGGGCTGTAGCTATAAACATTTAGATTTTTATTGTCAAAAAACGACTTTCTATTAGAAAGTTCTTCTTGTTGTGCTTTACGTTTTGCTTGCTCTTGCTGTATCTGGTCATTTCTGTATCGCTCTGCAAGGTCTACCCGTCCAGAAGCAATCAGTCTATCTGCCATTCCTTCGCTAAACTCCGAACTGCCAATATCAGCTTGAGCACCGACTTCGTTTTTAAGATTACGAATAAGCTCTTTATCTGCTAAATCGTTTTGAAGGGTTGTAGTGACAGAAAAATCACGTTGAATATCTAAAATCTCTGCACCAGTAACACCAAGACTCCTAGCCCTTTTTACTAAATCTAAGTCAAACGGATTAGTAGACAGTTCAGATGCTGCGTTTTGTTTTGCTTGTCCTTCTCTTTCTTTTTGTTCTGCTTTTTCTCGCTCAATCCTTGTGTTTTTAGCTTTTTCGAACTGATTAAAAACATTAATTGCTTGTGTTGTTTCTCCTGCGTCTGATAGCCCGCCAGCAAGAAGCCTAAGTTTTTCTTCAGTAGTGTCTGCCTCTGCAATTGCTTCATTCAATACAGCTTGTTTTTCTTCTGCTTGCCTTGCTTTTTCCATTGCTTCTGTGTTTGGAAACACTTTATCTGCAAGCGCACTGCCTAATAAAAAACCGCCAGAAGCAATACCACTAGATTCGCCACGAGATTGAGCAGCGTTTGCAAAAGCTGCCATTTGTTTTTTTCTTTCAGCAATTCTTTCTTGTTGCAGCTCGTATACTGTTTTACCAAAAATACTCGCTACTAAACCTTGTTCTGCCATTATCTTGTTACTCCAATCACATCGTAATTAACTGTTCAGCCCTTGGGCACCATGTTTTGGCCAGCTTTATTGGCAAATCCACTAATGAACGCATTAGTAGCTTGATAACCAAGCCCCGGGCCCCATTTTGAAGACTTCATCCCCATAGCTCCAGAAAACGCATTTCTAACTAGTGCTTCACGTTCAGCAGCACCAGTAACAAGACCCTGCTCAATGCCAATTACTTCACCAGCAGTACCAAAGGCACCCTGATAACCACCAAGCAAATTAGAAAGTTGTTGTTCTTTTGCTATTTGGTTAAGTGTATACTGTTTCTGTGCTTGATCAAACGCTTGTTGTTGTTCAACAACAGCAGAAGCACGAGATTTAGCGTATGCTTCCTGTAATGACTGTGCCTGGCCCCTACTTAAACCAAACGCATCTGGTTGTACCATTCCACCAGCACCTGCGCCAGCAGTCTCACCAGCAAGCATAAGCCCCATACGACCTGATCCAAACAGATCAGACTGTAGCTGTTGACGTTCCTGTGCAAAAACGGGATCAAGAGCAGCTTGTTGCTGTGTAAAGTATTCCTGTGTGGCTTCGTCTATTCCCTTCTGGAAATCAAACTGTTCAAGAGGTTCCTGTGCTTGTTGCAAGTACTGAGACAAAAGACCAGGTGACGCAGCAAGACCCTGGCTATAAAGCCCTTGTAACCTTGGGTCAAGCTCTTGGGAAAAAGTATAGCCACGCTTGTCTCTTTCAAGCTCTGTGCTTCCAGCAAGACTTGTATAAGTGTAAGGCTGAAACTGACCGCCTTTCAACGAAACAGGTTTTGATTCTTCACCCCCACTACCAAAAAAACCTTTACTACCCATTATACTGTCTCCTCTACTGGTAACTCATAGGCTACAAAGCGTTTTTTATAACCATCATTTTTAAAAAACCTTTCCCAACCTGGACGGCCTTGTGATTCAATACAATCACAACCTATTGAGTAAGCAAACTTTTGTATTGTTGGTAACATATCTTCTTTCCATAAGTGCGATTCAAACCCACCAATAAAAAGCATAATCATTGCTTTTAGCTGTGGATAGTCAGTTGGTTCTGTCACAACAAACCCATAAATTATCTCATCATCATGAGCAACCCAAAGTTGTTGGTTTAGATTATTCTTAATACCATTCCTAATATCATTAGCTGTGAATCTTCCGTAAGTGTACTTAGCAGCATCCTCTACGTAGTCTTTAATTTGATTCCAGATACCGTCTATTTCATGATTTGGGATAATTGAGATTTTCATAGTTCCTCTGCATATTTGATAATATCTTCATACGTTACTTCGTATGCCTGTATAGATACTTCTTGGTTTTCCATCTGCTTTAACAGCCTATGTCTACCATCTATAAGTCTGTACTCTTTGTTGCATGGATTGTCTATCTTTGCCACAATAGAAGGGTAGTTTGTATCTGCTAGTTGATAACGCAAACTGGCTTTATCAATACTCTCCAACTCTTTATGGCCTATCTCCCAAATCGGTACACTAATTGGTTTTTGTTTTCTAAAGTTAATTAGCTTATACAAATTTTTACAGTTTACTTTTAGTGGTGTATCTAGTATAGACCATTCTTCAGTCATTAGATGAATCATATAACCTAAAACCTATACTAACCCTATCACCAAAAGAATAAATACAGTGCCACAGCTTTTCTTCACCATCTTTAATATCAAACTCTTTAATACTAACTCCAGGTTTATCCCATTCAGTAATAACCTTGTCGTCCTTGATGTACCTAAAAAAGCTATTCCCATCAGAGTAAACAATATATACTCTTTTACATGGTGCATTTGAGTTTGTATGCCATCCCATATAACCTGTTTCTGGGTAGTAAAACATACCACTGTTAATGATGTTGTAGTTTGGATAGATCTCTTGTAACAAATGAATCAACTGGTTGTTAAGACCAGCATAACTTAGGTCTACAAGATTTCTTTCCTCAGCTACCTCTACTTCGTTTTGTGGTAATGCTTCTATACAAACTTTTTTTAAAGAGTTTTCAGTATGCCCTGTCTTGTCCTTGTGCTTTCTAATAACTTCTTTAGCAATGTCTTTAGCTTTTAAACATATCTTTGTACTTGGTGTCATAGTCTACAGCCAAAGCAAATGGTACTTTGTTAGCTATTTCTTTTGGTGTCTTGCAATCAGAAAGATTAAGATCATCAGTCAGATTTCGTAAAAGCTCTTTGTCCTTTTCAATTAAAGCAAGAATATCATCACGCTTTGAAACCATTGCTCTTACTTCATAGTTATCCAACAGCTTAAATGCTTGTTCTCTGATCTTTCTGTATTCATCAAGAAACCAAATAGAAAGTACTTCAAGGTCAAACACAAGGCTGTCACCATCAATACGAAGCTTGTCAACATGTGACGAAAAAGCAAACTCATCCGCTTTTGGATTGCTGTTATAAGGCTTTACAATAACCTTAGATTCTTTAGGAATAATCTCGGCTTCCTTTAGATCTTCAATTGACCTATCACTTACAGTTAAACTAACTCTGTTGGTTCCAACGGGGTTTTCAAAAAAATAATTGTTCATCTTGTATCCCTTAAAACAATGTTACACAAATATAAGTTGGATCAACGGATGTAATACCAAACATTTGTGTTGCGTTACCATCAGTGTCAGCAGCACTAAAAATTCTATACTTGTTGTATGTTTTTATTGCTCTGATATTAAAAGAACTTATTGCTCTGGTATTAACAAAACAATTGTATAGTGTCAGATCATCATCAGAATTCGGCCCAGTAGTAGAAGTTGGATTTAATGGTGATTGATTAAGTACACCCTGATCCACATTGCCTATTGTAATTGCCCAGTTTGATGTGTCGTCCCTAATAGATGAATCACAAGAAATAGTATAATTACCTGTTCCATTTTTAGTTAGTGTTAAGTTCTGTGATGCAATTGTAGTGGCAGTAGAACCATTAAAAGCAATAAACCCTCTAGCAGCATTAATCTGATTTTGCACAAAAGCAGTGGTGGCAATGCTTGTATCGTTATCCCCAGTTGATGGGGTTGGTG